TAGCCTAATGCCACATTAACCTTAGCTCTGCTGTTTTCCATCTCATACCCTTCTAAATTGACTCTGTCCAAAGTGGAACAAAGTTTCCGTCTTCTGTTCTCATATAAGTCAGGATACCATCCCCCATGCGTCTTGTCAACTCTTGAATAGTTGGAACGGTGTCGTTTGTAATTAACCCGTCTTTACGAGGACGCCCTCTATGTAGTGAAGCAAGTATATCACGAATCTCTTTTACTGTAGATTCAGAGTAGTATGCCCTCACCCTCCAAGCCCTCTGTCCGCCCACAGAAGTGATGGATAAGTCTGTACATGTGTTTTGGATGTCTGTCTACAAGGGCTGCAGTGTCTTTTACGCTATAAGCTTTCTCCCGATTCTTTTTAAAATCAGAGATCAAGCAGCTTTCTATTAGATCTTTGTTAATGTTATAAAGAGACATAATTCCATTGGATTTGCTAATGTGATGTTTGCGCACCAAACATCCATTTAAGAACCACACTCTTTTGCTACCAGAAATAACTGGAGCGCTGTTATACGCCTCTCGATCCATCTCTCTCCTAGACGGGAATGCCAACTATCAGAAGGTTAATTCCGACGGATGCTACACCAATTGTGTTAAACTTTACGATACCTTCGACCCTATTGTTTGAAACCTTAGTTAAAACCACCGCTATATCTTTTCCAGATTCTGTAGAGCTTTCGTCAATAAGTAGTGGGGTTGCAGTCACTACGGGGGCATATTTAAAATCGCTAAAGTTATAACTAAAGCTACCCTCGCCATCTGGGCTAGTAGTTGAGTTGTTGGTGACAGTAACATACCCGCCTACAATTCTAGCGTCGGATGTTCTTACACTTTGATTCCCAGCGGAAGCTGTGTCGATCGAAGTGTATCTTCCTGTAGTGGGAGACAGCTGGGTAGCCAGCTCATTAATTGTATTAGCCAACTGATAGATATACGAAAGATCTAGGGGTTGGCCTCTTTCTGGCAATGGTATTTTTGACATTTTTCTCCTAGACCCAATTATACCAGGTCTGTCTCTATACTTTCAAATATTGTTAAAAATTCTGACCGTTCTTTTTCTGTGCTAGAAATTTGTATAGCAACCTTAACCGTTAGGGAGTCGTATGGTGCTAGCAAAGAGTATTGGTGCGTTGGGGTGGTTCCGTGATAAAAATATTCTCCGTCATCAAATTTTACAAAAACATCATAGTTGGGACGATCTTCTTCATCTCCCCATACCGCCTGAATAATGCTTCCACCAACAACAACGTCTCCGTCTACGGGTATTACTGGCGGCATTGTTAACTCTCTGATTGGGCTCCAGTGAGAAAATCGGTTTTGGTCTTCGGATATAATTCTATATCTAACGATATATCCATAGGTTCCGTCAGAAAGTCTAGACACTTCTGGAAGATCTGTTCTGGGTGTTCTGACCTTTTGTTGTCCCCTTGGCATTATGCCACATCCAAGCCATATCTAAACTCTACAAGATTTGAAGTGTTAGCTTCTTTTGTAATTGTTTGACCATTTTCGGTTTTAATTACGGTATACCCCGTCATTCCATAAAGTGGGTTTTGTGCGGTAACGTTTTCTAACCTAAGACCATCTAGGGCAATATAAAATTCGTCAGACGGTATTCCGCTACCCGTAGCATCATATACCATTGCATAAATTTTAATAACATTAATTGTATTCCAAGTAAAGGTGTTGCTCTTTACAAGCTCCCCCAAAGTTTTTGTAACAACAATGTATCGGTTTGTAACAAAATCAACATCGGATGGATCTAGGTCAACCTCAAACCTTGCAAAGTTTTGAGGATCTAGAGCATCGCTAGAAGCAAACTCTAGGATTATCCGAACTCCACCAACCCTACCAGCGCTTGTTCCTGACTGAGAAGAATCCTTGTCTAAAACAGAAAAGGCTAGTCGCAGCTGATCCGAAGAGGAGTTGCGGTTAAAGTTGTTGGTAATACCAGTCAGGTGCAGGTGTGTCCCATAATATTCCGAGGGAGTGGATTCTTTAATGGAAAGAATACCGTCGTATTCTTCTATATAGGACATGTCTCCAGAAATAAGAAGTGCTCTGTCTAAAAATCTAGGAAGCTCATACCTATTAATTCTTGGATCACTATTAAAAATTACGTTATTAGAGTTTGTTCTAAAAACTGGAATGGGCAGACTGTCGCCATCTAGTGGCTCAATAATGCTGCCCTCTAGCTCACCGTTTAGTGGCTCAACTACTGTTGGTATGCTTGTGGCAGAGGTCCTGTTGTGATACTCCCAGTTTTCAGAGGCGGAAAATGTATAAAGCATCTTGCTGTCTTCGGCGCCCGCTGCGGGATTAGACTTTGCGGAAAATATTCCGATCTCACTAAAAAGATATCTTTGATCTCCTGGAAGCTCTCCAGCAAAAACAATGTTAGCAACTCCTGCCTCGTCATACACATATCCCCTAGAGCTAATGGGTATTCTAAGAACTTCGAAGTCTAAATTTCTTTTTGTTGAGTAGTCTTCAAAAGGGTCTGTGCTGTCTAGGGGAGTGGCGCCTACCCCCAACGCAATGTGAGAAGCATAGGCTGGCGCCTGACCAATTAAGTATTTGGCCAAAATTGTTCTTCCGGTATTGGTAATCAAGATTCCTCCGTATATATTGTATCACTGAAAGGTCTTCCGCTTTTTAGCACCTCGATATCTACCCTTTCGTTTGTCTCCATATTTACAACATCGATAATTAGGTCTCCTCTAACAGAAGTAGGGCTAGACTCTTGGACAATGTAAACCCTTTGTCCTTCTGGTCCCGTACCCTCTTCTGGAACGTGTGTATCAAACCTAATAGAAAAGTTGCTAAAATATTTTTCTATTGTGTCGGGTAGACTAAAAATATTTTTTGAGTTATACCTACGCTCTAGACCATTAAGGTTTCCAATAAGGCTATAAGAAACTTCTTGTCCGTTTACTATGTCATTACGAGCAATAGAAATTATTTCTTGGCCGCCAATTTCTTCGAACAAAAGGTCTGCCATTACTTCAATAGGAATAGCGTCTTCATTAAACAATATTAGGTCTGGGGTAGCTATTTTTATCGCTTGACTAGAAGAAGCCGCCTGCGTAGACTGAATGTCTGGAATATCTGGTGTTGCACTTACTTCATCAGTCATTATATAACCTCACTTAAATAAACATTCATGGTTGGTCCGTCTTCTTTTCTATCGTAATCCATATAGTAAACAACGAACCTTGAGCCCTCTGGAGAAATTTCTTCAATACCGTTTTCGTTTTTGTATTCAACCTGAACAATGTCTCCAAGCTGAAGTATTGGAAGCCCAAAAACTTCTACCCCAACAGACTTTCTTGGCTTCATTATTTTTTCGGACAGCCAGTCCATCAGGCTCTCTGCCGTATCCTGACTCTGTATATACTTAGCATTAATGCTAAAGGAATTCTTTCCTTGAGTCAATCGGAATTTAATATTTCGATATTTTTCTTTTGCTACTTCTGGAGATCTTACAATAAACTCTCCAACAATTTCTGGATCAGACAGGTTTCCCACCTTGTCAAAATACTCATCTACACTTAATTCATTATCGGACTGCTGGGTAAAGGTAACCCCCTGAATTCTAAGATAGTTTCCACTAGTAGAATCCAAAGAAAGTGCGGTGTCCGTATTGTTAAACACTAAAAACTCTGCTCCATATGATCCGGCCCTAAAGCCAGAAACTGTGTATCCTTTAAGCCTGTTAAAGGTTGGAGAAATTTTCGCAGACAGAGCTGGATAAGCCTTGTCGTACCTTACATCAAAGTATGCGGCTTCTCTCATAATCGTTCCAAACTCTTCAAAATATACGTTGTATTTTGGTGGTTCGTTGGGACTAATGCCCGTTAGGTATGTAGACTGAATCAATCCGCTTAGTGCGTATTTCTGAAAAGACTTGCTTGCATTAATTTCTTCATTTCCAAACGCAGCCCTTACGGGTGCCTCTAAGCTAAAGCTAGTGTTTTGACTATAGTTATCTGTCAGGGCGTAAATGTTTTCAAACATTAGCTGAGCCCCACCCCTGACAAAAAGCGCCATATTGTTATATGTGGGCAGGGGGTCTGGATCGTCAACAATTCCAACAATAACATTGTTTATATAAAGATAAAATCTTTTTGCATCTCCGATTTCTTCGTACTCTACAGCAAGGTCGTATACCGTAGGGGATGTCTCCTCTATCATTCTGGACTGTCCCGTAAACCTTCCGTCATCAACCAAGATATTTGCAATGCCATTCCACAGTTTAATCGGCACAGCCTTATCTGAGTCTGAGGTTGCCGAACTGTTTCTTTTTATTTTATAAAATGCAACATTTGAAACTGTGTCGTCCCCATACTCAGATATGTTGGAGGCTGTCAAAGCGGTAATTTCAAAAAAATAACCATTGTTTGTTTCTGGATTAAGAAGTATCCCCAGGCCGCCAGAGCCTCCAGAAATTGTTACCTCTTGATCTGTCCTTGTATTGGTTGTAGTAAAATATGTTGTAGAACCATTAGCGGACTGAGATCGAACATCGCTATTTTCAATTCTTCCAATAATTCTAACCCTTGTTCCAAAATGTTTAAACTTATTCTCTAATGGCTTATAAACGTAAGCCGCAAAATCTATAGATTTTTGCGAAGTGTCTCCAGTCATCAAAAGGGCAGATGACTGAATTGTAGCCGGATAGTTTGGAACGCTTTCCCTTTCTTCAACATAAGGGTTTGCAAAAATATTTTTAATTAATCCAGACCTGGTGGTTTCTCTTGCTTCTTCGTTTGAAATGCCCGCTGGTCCCACTTCGGTATCTGGTGTTTTTAAAACAAGCTTTATTGCGTCAATTGGGTTTGATTCTGAAGCCGAAAGAATGGGCTTGTCTGCAGTAATTCTTTGTGTTTCGGTGTCAACAGAGACAATCCTAGTTTCTGGTTGAATGTAATTTTCGTTTTCTGAAGGAATAATATTTTCGTCTTCAAAATATTTTTCGATATACTCCCCAACTTTTGCAATGGAAACATCCGACAGCTCAAAGACAGCCACCGGATCGTTAGAGACTAGTGTTACTCCAGTAATAGTTTTAGACCTTTCTGTAAGTCCAAAAATATATTCTGCGCTCGCGTTGATCCCACGAATATTACTATCGTCGGTCCAGTAAGAACTCAACCCTGCGCTGTGTTCTACAATATCTGTTCCAAACTGTCCGCGACCGTGTTTTGCAACGGCACCATTTGACAGCCTTACAACGCCATTTGCCGTTTCATAATTTGGTTCAGAATAAATTCTAACAAGCCCTGTGGGATATATTTTTCCGTTAAAGGGTACTTTGGAAAAGTATCGCTGATATTCTTTTACGCTACTAATCCAAACATTGTCTCCATTATCCACGTCTTGCTCTATTGCAGACAATCCTGGAATGTTGTATTGAACGGCGTCATACTTTATAATTTCTCCGTTGGCGTAGAAATAACCGTTGTATCTGGTAAGCCAATAAATGCCCTCGCCAAAATCCATAATGTTGTTTTGAATTCTGTGGTCAATCACTTCTGGCAATGCCGAAGATAGGCTTGAGTTTAAGGGTATTGCGCTGGCACGCGAAGCGAAGCTGGACGCCGCAAAAGCTGCCTTTGATCAGGCAATTGCGCTGAACCCTGAAAATGAGCATGTGCGACAGATGGCTGAAGTTGTGCTTAATCAAGGGAATAAAGCCGATGCGCTCTTGACTGAAAGCGGGGCGCTGGAGACATGAAGGACGGAACTCGGCGGGGCTTTTTTCACGTTATGAGCAGGACATGTGTGGTGGCATTTTTTATGCTCGGCTTGCTGAGTGGTTGTCGTAGTGGCCGTCCCGGGCTTAATGATCTTTACCGGGCGTCAGAGCTGCGCCTTAGTCCGGGTACGGCAAGAGAGAAGGTTCTGAGCGGACGACGTTTACAGAATTACCTGCGGGGTTTTGCGGAGACCCCGCATGGCGGGATGGTTGAG